TTGTTTTAGTTTGGTGCTGTCTACCCCAGCATTTATTTTAGCAGACTCTTGTGGCTGTGCAATTGGCGTAACACTACTGGTGCTTTTTATTTGATCCATAATAGCACCTGGCTTTTGGCCACCAAATCCACCACTTTCACTTTGTCCTTCTTCACCTGGGTCTGTGATGCGTAGGCTTTCCAAGTTAAACTCCAAGTCAACTTTTTGTCCGACACCACTACTGCTTCTAGTTTTCATCAACTGTATTTGATAGCGTCCACGTTCACGCATAGCTCTACTTGTAAAGATACCAAACACATTATCTGCTGTGTTGATCTTACTAATACCACCCGATATGTGGCTGTGATCAAATTCAATTTCTTCAACTGCACTACGATTCAACTGCGATGCAGTAATCATCAATATCTCAAACTCACGTGCCAAGTTACGCAGTTCTTCACTCACATACTTGTCCTTAACAAACAAGTCACTTGGGCTTACTTTAGCACTAACTGGCATAACCAAGTCTAAGTAATCCACCATGATAAAGTCTGCTTTTTTTCCTGTCTGTACTTCTAGTTCTTTTAAGTATGCTCGGATCTGGTTAACGTTGCTCTGTGCTGGCATGTACTTGATACGCAAGTTACCCGACTTCTTGCCTACCATACGTATCTTCATTTCAAGTGTGTCCATGTCCTTGAATATTTCTTTGGTTGCGACATTAGCAACCATTGCATCCATACGCATGGCACACAGTTCTTCACTAAGTTCCAATGTTAAGAACACACCGTTAAGTCCTTGACTTATCCAGTTGATAGCAATGTTCTGCATGAACAAACTCTTACCACTGCCACTGCCGCCTGCAAAAATGTTCAGCTCGCCCCTGTTCATACCACCAAACAGTCGCTTGTCCATAGTGGGCCAACCTGTGCTGACCTGTCCGTTGTTGTCTTTGATCTTCATGAGCCTTGCTCTAGGATCTTCAAAGTAGTCAGTACCCATGTCCTTAGTAAGACTGATCTGCACTGCGTCCTTTATTAGTTTTTCAACAGGATCATATTCACCATTTTCAATCATGTCTGCCGCTTTGAGGATAGCACGTTCAAGTTCTTGTCTACGACTAAAGCCTTCAAACTCTACCATGAACCAGTCATAGTGACCTTCGCCAACGTCAGGCACTTCTTTAAGCTCAACCCCTGTTTGGGCCAGTATCTGTTCCTTTGTGGGCATAGTTTTATAATCACTGCTATGCTCTTTGATAAACTTGGCAGTGTCACGTAGACTCCTATCAAAGTTTTCAAAGTTAAAAATGTTCTGCACCCGCACAAATGTTTCTGCGTCCTGCATCATCATTTCTAAAAATAGTTTTTGTATTTCTGCTGAGTATTCTTTCATTTTTTTGGACAATTAAAAGAGCAGAATTTTGGTTTTAATACTTCTATAGTATTATAAAAATCTGCTAGTTTTGATAATACTGTTGTTAGTGTAGTAGTACTTATTTTATAGTCTTTTCTGTTTTTATAAAAGTCACTTGAGTAAAAAAACTTATAATTTGCTGAATAACAGCAAGGAGTATAATATCCGTCTGCTGTAATAAAATGGTCTGCATGTGAGCTTTTACATTGGGGATCAATTTCTACATTCTTACCTTGCCTCCAGTTAACTATTTTTTCGTAACGTGGGCCTTGGTCGTCTATTGCTGGCTTGAGAGGGTCATCGTCTGACCTCCAACGATCGCTATGTAATAAATTAAACACGTCAAATCCCAAGTCTTGACTCAATTGCCGAGCAGGTTCGATACTGTCAAGATTGTAACTAAACGGAATAAACTGCCATTCAACTTTTGCTTTACTAGCAACCATAGCTTCGATACCATTTAACATACTTTCCCAGTCAGCATTTATTCTATACTGTGTAAAATTATCTGGCATGCCGTCTATACCAAATATGATTTTATCATCTGATGTTAACAGCTCTGCTAGTTCGCTCCACCAGTCTTGTTTTTTATAACTACCGTTTGTGCTTATTTGTAACAAACCGTTGTTGCTTTTTACCCAACGTACTAATTCAAATAGTTGATCATAATATATCGGATCTCCATCATTGCCACATAGGTTAAACAGTTTACCATGTAGATCGATATCAATAAAACTTTGTAAGTCCTGTAAATTTATTTGTTTATTGATCCAGTTTTTATTTTTAAAAGTTTCTAAAAAAGATGTGCGTGAACAACGAGGACATTTTAATGTACAGATATTAGTAAGTTCAAGGTGTAATCCTTTGATACTGTCAAGCATATAATTTCTTCTTCTTTAATTCAATCTTCAAACGGCTTGTTTCTCTTGCTTCTAGTATACTTTTTAGCACAAACAACTTACCATACTTGACTACTGCTTCGTTTAGGTCTTTGCAAGTTTCCTGCCACACAGGATAACTTACTGTCCATCCAAGTTCTATAGCACGGTCTACCAGTTTGCGTCCTGCTGAATCTGTGTCTGGTACAACTATTACTTCACGCTGTAGTCTATCTATCAGTTCTGCTTGTGTATCACTTATCTCACTGCCTTGTATACTTACTCCATCTACAGCCATGGCATCAAAAGGTCCTTCTACCACAACGACAAACTTGGAATCCTTGTGTTGCTTATCCAAGTTAAACACATAGTCTGCTGGATGGTTACTCCAGTACTTGGGTTTCACATTATCATCCAATGCTCTTGCACTACTGCCTACCATTTTGCCTTCATAGTAATATGGTATTATAATTCTACGATGATAGTTGTAACTTTTGCTGTCTGTAAAGTAAAACTCATATCGAGCTGTGTCTATGCTCCTACTAGCCAAGTACTCTACACCACGTGTGAGTTGGGAGGGAATCAAGCAATGGTCATCTTGAATCATCCGGGTCATCCACGATGTTAGACTCGTTGACCCGACGGGTAGTTCTCTCTGGTCAAACTTGATCTCCTCTTGTGGAGTTTCTTCAAGTTGTTCTGGTGCTACTAATTCCTTAAGTCTTACAGCATCAATTACCAAATGCCTTATTGTAAGATCATCTGCACCTAACCAGGCTAACAGTTTCCTAAACTTGAAACTTAGATGTCTACCCGGAACAAAACTAGCAGTGTAGCCGCAGTTAAAACAATGATAAGATACGGCGCCATCGTTGGTCTTGATCCCTCCCCTACCTTTACGATCTGGTGTTTCTCCGTTGTGTGAACAACATACTGCGTTAAACGATATCCAACCAGACTGTGTGCTTTTACGACGGATAGGAAGTAACTGCAAAATAGATTGCTGGATAGTATCTAACATTCAGTTATTATACAGTATTATCGTACAGTTGCCAAGTCGTTTGGACGACTAGTGGGGAATTTAGTTGCGCTCGGTTTATCGGTTTTAAACTCAACATTACAAGCTGGGTTAATAAGCCTAACTATTCTGGTTTCAATAGCTCTAAGTTCGTCTTTTAGATTATCGCCTTGGTAATCTGCTCTTGTTGTAATAGGAAAAAATCTAAGTGTAATATCTTTAAGGTCATCAATGCCGTAACCAGCTGATTTCCATTTCATAGCAAACTCTTGCCAATTGTGCATCTGTTTTGCTGATGTACACATGTCTAGTAGTTTTTGTATATGCTTATTCCAGCGTTCCGTAAAGTTGTCAGCTGCCGCTATACCTACGTAGAAATAACCCCAGTCTGGATGATACCATACATATATTCCGCTTTTGCGAGTTTCAGCAGGTCTATCTTTGCGTACCTTTATGCTCACACCTGGTCTTCCGTTGCGCGGAGTAACACTAGCAAATACATCAAAAAAGTTGTATTTTACACTTCGTCCTAATGCTATTTCATTTAGTTTCATAAAGATATTTATTATACAGGATTATCGTACAGTTGCCAGGCCTATTAGGCTAAAAATTTTGATATACAACCAACCAATATCAAACTCAAACATTCGTGCGCTAAGTTTAGCACTGGCTGGGTTTTGATGGTGATTGTTGTGTAGCTCTTCGCCACCAATCAATATA